CGTATGAAGCGAAACTACTTTCTCAAGCAAGATCGCGCCCATCGTGTCCTCAGGTGAAACACCTTCATAACGAAAGATTGGTTCCTGCAAGAAGGCCATAACCAAGTAGGTCAACACCGTTTCCAGGATCGCATATGAGTATGGAAACACAATCGAGACTGGTTTATTCTTGCTGCCAGAATCCTTCTTGATGTCACGCTCCTCGTTGGGTTCTCCAAAGCCGCCAGAGTCTGGCTCGATGTAAGCAGTCAAACAACGATCAATTTCGTTCCACGAATCGAATCGGTTCTTCATCACACCATTACTAACCTGAGCACGACGTAGAACTTCAGTTACGATATATCGATGAAGATCTGATTCAGGTCTTAAGTCCAAACCCTCAGGATAATCATAATCAAACGTTGTGTCGTTGTTGGCCAAAACCGATTGATTAACTTTTCCAACGTCCCCATAAACAATGTTAGGCATAACAATAATCTCCTAGTGACTTCGTTGTACTCACTTTACTTCTCCTTATACGTTAGGTACTTTAACAGCTCTAAATCCTGCTCCACCACTATCATTTGCTCCGTATGAAGCACCATCAAGAAGATTTATCTCCGCTGTAGTTGCTGTTACATCACTAACCTGAAGCAGTGATATTTTACTCCCCTTATTCCCCGCAGGATAGAGGTAGAGTGCTTTGACTTCGGAGGCGGTGAGGGCGGTGGAGTAGATGCGAGGTTCGTCAATGAGGCCATAAAAAGTACCCGCCCAAAAAGTGCCAAAGTAAACATTATATCCTGAATTATCTCCAAATCCATGCGTCCATTCATAAATACCTGTATAAACACCATCAAGATATGCTCGTAAATTTGTGCCGTCATACGTAAGTGTAAACATCGAAAAAGAACCCATTGGAGCACCTGTAAAGGAATGGTCAAGTTTGTTTACTCCATCCCCTCCTTCACATCTCCCTCCATGAATTGTAAGACCAATGGTATATGAACCTTTTCGAAAATATGGATAATAACCTCCACCTGATATTGGGGATACCCACATGTTAATAGTCCAAGAGTTAGTTCCACTAAAGGCATCATTGAATACTGAATCATTTCCACAGTTAACATATTCTGTATCGGTATTGTCAAAATCCAAACACTTCCCGACAACCCCATCAACCCAATCAGCATCTTCCATATTGACAAGAGTTCCGTCATTCCCATTGCCTGAGCCATCAACAGCAACACTCCCACTTCCATCGTCAAATGCCCAGTAGCCTACAAGGTGTTCATCGGAGGGGAGGGCAGCAAAAGCGTCAATATTGAGATCTGTTATTCCTGTTAAATCCTGGGAATTAAAGCTAAAAGCTGCGGCTGCATGACCACTCAAAGCAGCCATAACATTAGCAGGCGAAGTAGCCACCGGAGTATCATTGTTCGTTGCATAGAGAAAGGTATCTGCATCGAACAGAGAATTTTCCACAACATCATCTTCATAAGCCAACTTCTTCCACGTTACTGCCATTTTAAAACCTCCCTTTTATTATGCGTCTGACGTACATACATAGATCGAATCATCTACATTACTATAATACATCCCACCCTGAGTAACACTCAACGCTGCCGCACGTGGGACAAGAACAACTTCTGGCACCGACGTCAACCCATCACTACCAAGTGTAACGTCATCAAGCCAAGCAGCAACTTCATCAAAACTTGCTATAAGATCATCTACGTATTTCTTAACTGATTGCTCAGTTGGAACCTTGGTATCAAGATCTGACACCATGTCATCTTCATCTGTCACCCACGAACATGTAGAAACATCAGTGTCAGCATTGGCAGTGTAATCAGTTAACGCCGCGTCTTCATCCACAGTAAGAGAACGATCACCACCATCAACAAGAAGATTCAACACTCTGTCAGCAGTGTCGTCCTCATTCCAAACAAGATTGAGAATGTTAGATTGATCGCTGTCAAAAAGTCCTATAGCAGCATCTGCACTTATCGCACCATCAGTTAACACGGCCTGTTGAGTCTGTCCAGCAAAGTCTCCATCAACATCATTTACACCAGCAGCATCATCAAACAAGAATGGTCCTACTGAACCTATGTAAACTTTTTTAATTGCCATAAGTAACCTTTATTAATCACTTTGTTCATATTATGAACATAGTTACACAAGCATCCAGTCGTTAAGTGGTGGCTCGCACTCATCATACAGTTCCTTGTACTCGTCCTCGGGATCGTCGAATTCTGGAGGCTCGAAATAACGTCCACCAATCTCAAGCATCTCGACGATGTACGCAAACGCATCCATGATGTCCCATAGTTTGGAACGTGGAAAACTTAACAGTTGAGCTTCAAGCCCCGAACAACATGTGTCGTTATGAAAAATGTATCCTTGGCGATAATAAGGAACCAACGCAGCAATACGATCTTCCTTACCCTTGCCAGCACGACCAACTTGACCACGAGCCTTAAGCTCAATCAACTCCATCATCTGGCCACGTTTCATCATCTCGTTCTTAATCGGTTGAACAATAAATTCGTTTAGCGACGTGACCTCAACTCCAAACACGCGAACTTTATGACGAGCGCACATCTGAAACATTTCATTATAAAGCTCGTCAGGATAAAGTCTTCCAGAAATAATCTCACGCACATACAATCGTGCACTTTTGCGATCAATTCCTACACACACGATCGCGCTCTCAGCCGAGTGCATTTTGGCAGTTTTCGCTGGATCAACTAATACAACATTCTCCAGTTGATGTTTGATCTTAGAAAACTCCTCGTCTGTTTCTGAATAAGATTTAAAATATTCCTGCTTGAACGTTGCATCCTCAGTAGAAACTGGCAGGTTTCGATATTCACGATAAAACACATCGAGCTGCCCACGACGTTTGTGAGAATCATAGAGCTTCTTAACTTCAGCATCTGACATAAAACCAGGCCACAAAGAATGAAGATTATCATCGCAAAGCTCCAAACGCACTCCATGCCAATCAGGATCATCGAGCAAGTTTTGGAGCAGCGAATCTTCGTGCAGAATCGTGCCCACGATAATGATCTTCCAGTCCTTCCGCGCACGGTTGATCGAGTTACAAACATCAGAAAACCACCATTCCTTGAGGTTCGCCCGAAGTTCTTCGTTACGTACTGCTTCGGGATCTTCGATGTCGTCACCGATTATTAAGTCGGGTCGATACTTGTCAAATAAGATTCCACGAATCTGCTGGCCTGCACCACGTGGCATAACCATCGTGCCAGATTGCGTAATCCATTGTTCCTTCGAAAATGCGTCCGACTTTGTCGGGCCAAACAACTTCTTGACCACAGTGTTAGTCATAAGTTCGCGCTTCAAGTTTTCCCCATCCATAACAGCCTTAGTAGCTGTGGCACTAATTGGGACGATGAACTTCTTCTCACGGAACAAAATACGTTTAGCCGGATGCGCGATCGTGTCGATAGTAGTTTTACCAAACCCGCGTGGTGCAGCAATCACAGCTTGTTGAATCGAGTCATTGTCAAGGATCTTAAAAATCTCTTCGTGCAACGCCGAAAACGGGAGCCAGAAGCGTTCTGGAAATAATATCTTAGCGCTCGTACGCGTGCTCGCGTAGCACTCTGCCATTAAGCTTTTTACTTCCGGATCGTCTTTTAGTGTTGCTTCCAAATTACCTCCCAAGAACTTTTGTGCCTACCCAAAAAATGATTCCTCCAATAGTCCCACCAGTGAAAGCCAAAGTCTTGTTTACCAAACCTCCACGCTCAAGTTTTACTATACGCTTGTCCATGCTTTGAATAGTATTAAACATAAGCCAGTTTTTCTCGTCGTCAGGCATTTTTTCCCAGGACTCCTTTGTAACAACCATAGTAGCGTCAGACATAATCACCTCAAGTGTGTTCGTGATAACGAATATGTACAGTCAAAGTAGCACTGGCAGTCTCAGCCATCATGCGATAGTATACTATTTCTCCTATTGGCGTTGCCAAGCCTCGAACACGTGATTCTTGTTTAGGCACAGAACCACCATAGATACAAAATCGGCCTACCACGGCTTTCGCTTCGCCATAAGCAACTTCGAGACAATAACGTTCGTTATTAACAGAGTTTGTTTCAATAACCACAGCACTTATGTGAGTAGAAATCGATGCAGAAAGATCTGAAAAGTCATTTGCTGGTGAGTCATTGTCTAATATTGCTGTCCAGGCACCAAACGTGTTATTCGTACCTCCAGCAGTCAAGGTACAAGTAAGCCCAGAAGATGCAGGAAAAATCTTAGTTTCATGTACGTTTTCAAGAAGGTTAGCGTCTGTAGATACCTTAATCGCTGCAATAGCAGTATTGTCTGGAGCTGGATTTATAATTTGCATTATTACCTCCTTACAACTTAGCGAAGAAACTGGACGCGTGGATAACTCCATGACTGCCAGCAGTCTTGCTTATAAACTTGAAGTTCTGAATCTGTCCAGGATCATCAAGAATAATCCCTGCACCAGCCGCCATAACGTGACCAAAAGCTGTACCAGCAGAACTTGTTGGAACAGTTCCATCAAGGGTATAACGGATGTCATTAGTTTCATTAGTGATCAGTACACCAACAGCATTCTGTAATGCAACACCTGTCTGACCATTGTTGATGTTCGCCGCGGTGAGTCCAGCTGCAGTGTTCGAGGAAGTCTGCGTCCAAGTTATTTTGCACTTCCCACTTGTCTGCGTAGCGAATCTCATTTTGCACCTCCATTAAATGTTTACTTTGTTCATTAAATGAACGAAGTGTTATTAGGCTTTCCTGAACAATGTGTCAAGAACCTTCATGACCTTGTCATCGATTTTAGTTTCTGAGTCAGTTATCCACGAAGCGAAAACTGGACGTACTTCAGTATATCGATCACGAATGGTTTTGTACAACTTCCACAGTGTTGCCAGATGAAGAAATATTCCTATCATAATGATTCTCCTTTTTTTTAAATTTCACGCTACCATAAGCGTTTATTATTGAAAGATGAAACTCGTCCTCATCCTTCAGGTATTTCATAAACTCCTTAAACGTCCAACCAGAATTAAGCACGGCTCGGTGACCCTTGAGGTATCCAACGTAACGACCAAGTATCACACAACCACGTGTGTGCTTCTCAATGTTGCCAGCATGAAACAGAATCGCAACGTGGCCCTCGACAGGAATCTCGAAGGTGTCAGGCCACTTCTGGCCATGAAAACGTTTGCACATGTACTCACCTGATGGTACTTGAAATCTAACATCGTCAGCAGAATCAGGTTCCAAAGTAATTGCAAGAATTCTTTCATCCAACACTAACACACCCAACGCACCATAATCAGATTCTTCAAGACGAATTATTTTGGCGTTAATCATTGTTCGATCTCCTTAACTTCTGCGTCTACAACGACGCCAGACTTAAGCCCGTTGTCAACTGCACGTTTCTTAATATCATCGATTTCTTCAGAAGTATAATGCCCATGAATGATCGCGCCCTTGATGTTCTGAACTGGCGCGTAACCTGCACGGTTCATCATGTTGTTAGCCTCACGAGCGCGCAAACCTACTGTGGCCTCAACCTCACCCGAGATAATATCTTCAAGTAGCCTTAATGCTTCTGGCGCGTCCTCACGAATGCGTTTTGCCAAGTCGATTGTGTCCGCGTCACGAGCACCCTTCATGATCTCAAGCTGGTCGCGAACAACGGGCGAATTCCTTGTGTACGCAACCATCGAAGTCGAGACACCAAGATCATCAGCGATGCTTTTAGGTTTCTGGCCAAGCACTAAGCGTCGCACGATCTCATGATGAACTTCCCACATTTCATCTACTTCATACGTACGCTTAGAATGTTTTTCCACACGACGTTCATCAGGCCCACGCGGTCCCCAGTACTTGGACTTCGGTGGCTTTGGCGCAAGTTCTGGCGCTGACGTTGGTTCCGTCAGTTCCGGTAACTCTCTGCCTTCAGCACTTATCACGTCCAGCAAAACGTCAAGTTGTTCCATAGGATCAGACACGTTAATTCAATCTCCTTTAAAGGCTAGAAAATCTAAAGTGCTTATGCTTAATGCCGTGCTTAATCATTACTTCTTTCTGTGAGTAACCATCTTTAGTTCTATCCTTCATGTTGTCAGAATTA